AATAAATACTAAAATTATCTTTATAAGCACTAACCCCTATAATTGAATTGTAGCAATTCATTATACGCCACATAGTCCATTTCTTAATTTCTTCAATAGGTATATAACTTCTTCCACCATATTCACAATAATTAATAATATCTTCTAGTTTCACTTCATTATTTTTAGCATTTCTACGTCTACCTTCCTGAAGTTTTTCCCATATATCTCTTTGTCTATCATTTTTAAATACAGGTTTTTTCTCTTTTACTGGTCTTTCCCTACCACATATTTTTAATATAATCTCGGCAAATTCATCAAAATTATCTCTATTTAATCTACCTTCAAAACCTTCAAATAAAATACCCTGTTCATCAACATCAGGCTTGTCTTTACAAAAAAATTCTAAAGATAAAAATAAAAAACTAACTAATTCTGGCGAACTACACAATAAATCAAAATTTGTTAATTCTTCTTTTTCTTCATCTGTTATTTCATCAAACAAATTATCAATATTTATATAATAGGGGAATAGAAGTTTTTCAAATTCTTCAATGCCGTAATTTAGTATTTCTTTAAAGCTTGGTTGGTGAATGATACAAACATCATAAAATTTAATTGGTTCTTGTATTTTTAAATATAAATTTAAATTATTCATCATTTAATCACTTCATATTATTTAAATTCAACTACTCTATAACTTAATGCAACACCCATATAATTATCATTAATCATAATATCATCCATCGAACTAAATTCAAGTTTACCTAAACCAAAACTCCTTTCTTCTGAAAACATTTCATCAATCTCTCCAGCAATATAATCATATCTTAGACAACCATATAATGTTTTCACTAAACTCTTGTGGCAAAATACGTAAAAAAATATATTACCACTTTTATATTGATTACCTAATTTTCTATAGTTAGTAAATGCCATAGTAAGATATGTTTTAGCACTATCTGAAATATCAGGCACATATCTATAAGGCCATATCTCAGAATAAATAGTACTTGTAGTGTCAGAAATAAGAGGTTGATCTAAAAAATCTGGTGTGTTATTAGTTAATGCTTTTATTAAATTTTCATTTGAAATAAGTTTGATAAGAATATTATTTTTGTATTCTGATAATTCTTTAAATCTACTCATATTCTTACCTCCTTAAAACAATGGTTTAATCTGTATTCTAAATGCTGGCGATACAATACTTCCACTTTCATTTTTAGCAAACAATTTTACATATCCAGTAGTATTTCCAGCAGTTACTATACAAGTATTTTCTGCACTATCTTGACTTGTTATTGTTGCTAAATTAGTAGAATTTACACCATCATCTGCTGTTAAATAAAATACAGACGTTCCTGGGACTGTAATGCCATTATCCCTAAAAGTACAACTATAAGTAGATGATTTATTTACTACAATTGAAGAATTTCCGCTAGTAATTTCAACAGTTATATTATGTTGTACATTTTCAATCACAACAACCTCAATACTATCACTTGCACCATTACTGCTTGCAGAAATCACACAATTACCAACAGCAATAGCACTTACTAAACCACCACTGTCTACAGTACATATATTTCCGTCACTCGAACTATAAATTACCACAGGGGTAGGAGACATAATATTTCCATTATCTTTTACTTCAACATTCAACTGTAAATTAGTATTTTCTTGAATTTCTATTAAATCACCATTCAAAATCTCAACTACAAAATTATGCTCAACTGCTTCTTCTACTACATATTCCATTTTTAAAATTATTAATCCAGGTTCAGTAACCCTATTTACACTAATTATTTTATAATTATCATAATCAGATAATTTAAAGATTAAATTCCTAGAAATATCCTTAGTTATTTCATTGTTAGGAATACGTGCCGTAATTTTATCGTCTGGAGTTACAATAAACCTAGTTTCTTGCACCCTTAAATCTTGAAAACGGACATTGGATTCTATTATGCAAGGTATATGATGTAAAATGTTGTCTTTAAGAATTGACAAGGTGTTGTTGCATAATTCAATTTGACCTTTAGTTTGTACAGAATTATCTTTATCAATAGTAATTACTAAATAAATCAAATCATCATAAACTACCACATCACCTACATTAAATGTTTCATCTGGCATGGATAAAATTGTTTTAATACCATAAGTATTGGTATCAATTACCCAAATATCAGTAGCAATTGTTGAGCCATTAAAATATGCTGAACGGCAGGATGGACTATCCTTATAGTGATTTGAAAATAAATTTTTCATATCATTTATTTGTCTTTCTTTTGAAGTATTCCCATTCAGTTTTAGACGTTTCTCATATAAATTCCAATCAATACTCAATAATCCACCCTCCTTTCAATTATTTTAATAATCATTTTAAAAACTTGCAGGTGTAAATCTTTTCCAAACAACTGTAGATTCAGAACCTTCTTTTTCACACCAGTAGTAATAAGGTGAAGCATAAACTACCACATTTCTCAACATACTTGGAGTACCTAAAGAACCACCGGATAGTTTTACTACATTGGCTCCCCAAGATGCATTAGTGCAGGTTTCCGCAACTGCAACATCATTTCCGTCAGTACCTATAGTTTTATATTCAACCACAACAGTATCATCTTTAGTGGATGCAATAGCAGTTACTAATACAGAATTAGCATTTATAGCTTTTGCTAATTCTTCAACTGCCTTATCTGCTGTTAAAGTTTCTCCTAAAACAACTGCAATATTTCCTTCTTGAACATTTTCAGCAGTAGCAACAAATTCATAAACTTCTGTTCCTCCGATAGTAACTGTTTCTGTCACTACGGGGATTCCTTCAAAAGTAAGAGTGGCAGTAGCACGGTGCGGATTTGTTGGGTGTTCTTCGCTAAACCATTTCTCCTGCAAATGCAAAGTTCCATATGCCAAAATTAATTACCTCCTTTTCTTTATAAATAAAAAGGAGAGGGAAGGTTATTATCCTTCAAATTCTCCTAAGTAATATATCTATCTATTAATTTTTTAATAATATCAATACATTTAAAAACTTCTGACCGTATCACATTATGAGAATATTGATTTTCAGATAAAGATTGTAATGTTGCTATCAAAGATAAAAAGCTAGCATCTTTTTTTAATTTTAAAATCAAATCCTTACTACCTAATAACTCAAGCACTAAAGAATCCAAATAGGATTTTAATGTCACGGGTTCATCTTCGCTAATAGGAAGTATTTTATACACACGACCAATCAAGAAATTAAGATAATTTAAAAAGAATTGATCATCATTAATGGCATCATAATTTACTTTAACCATTAAGAATCACCTACACTATAAGCATATAATGAATAGTCTACAATAATCCTTGAAATTTCTTTATCCAATTCCTGATTTAAAGCAATTAATCTTAATAAATGATCCGCTTGCGAAGTTAATTTCCAGTCTTTACTTGTCATTTTCTGTTGCAACAATTCTAAATTATAAATTTTATCATTTAACCAATATTTTCTCATTATTGTAGCAAGAATATTCATTTCTTCTTCAGTCAAATCTTGATTAAATTGTCCTTCTACTGCTGGTGTAGTTTCCGTTGCAGGAATTCTTTCTGTTCTGTCTAACAAATCAGTTTGACAAGCCTTAAATCTTGAAATTGATTTTTTTAGAAGTCCATCTAAAATTTCCATTCTTTCTTCTACAGTAAAATCAAGAAGTGAATCATCCTTTATATCGGTAAGAAATTTTTTGTAAATATTAGAATAAGGGGTGCTCATATTATTTAAAACCCCCTTTATTTAATATTTATAGAATTACTATCAACTTTACTATCAGGTCTAATAAGAATATCTAATTCAATACCCATAGACTTTTCTATGTAATCTTTAATCTTTATAGAATCCAACTCACCACTCTTAATCATTAATGCAGCTTGTTCGACCACTGAATTCTTATATCCACTAGGTAATTTATCAAACTTTTTCTTAAATGAATTAAAATCAAGTCTTAAAATATCAGATACATTATTCAATCCAAGAATTTCTTCATAGTGTTTGAAAATGTTTGCATATTTCAAAATTTCAATTTCATCATCTTCTATTACTCTAATCCAAGGTTCTCGTATAAATCTTGAGTCAGTATTTTTAAGATCAATAAATTCACCAAGTTCTATATTATTTGTATCGCCAGGGTTTTCCCAAACAATTTTATAACCAATTTTGCGTTTTGATTTATAAATCAATCTGCCACTAGATATATTTTTTAAGCAAATCATACGATTAAGATCTGGTTTCCAAGGCTCTTCTTTTGGTTGGATATTTTTTTTAGATGTTTGTTTAGGTTTAGATTCAGGTTGGGAAGTATCGGCATCCAATTCTAAACTTTTTTTAATTCCTTCTACCTGTTCATCATCTAGTTTAGTCATGTGACTTTTTACTTCATATCCTAAATCTTGTGCTGTTTCAATAATCTTTTTATTCTCAATATCTAGTTCCTTTGCCAATTCAAATACTTTCATATTAAAATTTACCCCTCTCATTCTTTGCAATTAAAAAGAGGGGATTAACCCCTCTAAATAATTACTATAAAATTATATTGATAATTTATAATTTAATTAGTCAGATATTTGATATCTGCCATAAAGGTCAGTAATTACAATACCAGTACCGTACCGAGTAGCTGCAAAGTAATCTTGGGTCAAATCTTGGTTGGCAAGTGCATCACCACTGATAATTCTCATTTCACCTTCGGTTACAAATTTTACAGGTTTTGCATCAACGGATACTATATAAAGATCATTTTCAGAAAGTTTGAAATTATATGTACCAACGGTGTGAACCTGTTTGATTCTCATCATAGGAGTACCATTAAAGTTACCATAATAACCCATTTTGTACATATCATCTTTTGCAGCATCAGCTATAATAGCAGTAGTTACTTTCCGTAGTGCTTTTCTAGTTCCTGCAATCATGGCAGATTTGCCAGTGGCAGCTTCAACGTGTTCAATTACATCAAGCAAATCCTCTTCGTCAAAAGAACCACTATCAGTGAATCCAGCAGGTAAAGAGGTAAAAGCACCTGTAAATGCGGTATAAACATCATCATTAATTTTTAGTCTAAAAGCTTTATCTAATGCTTCAAGCATTTCATTAAAGTCTACACGACCAGAAAGTAAACGAGAAAGATGTTCGTAAATTTTGATGCCTTTCCAAGAAGTAGTAATTGAAATATTAGTTCCAACATCTAAACGCTGTCTACGTAGAGATTGAGTTCCATCAGCAATTTCTGAAATTACTAACATAGTACGATCAGGTACATAAAAGCTATTCTGATCACCGAGAGCAAGGTTCTTGTATTCCACAAAATTTTCAAAGAAATTATCATCAGGAAGTCCTTCAAGGACAGTGTTTTGAAGAATCTCTTCAAGAATTTCAAACATTGCTACGCCATTTCTACGGAATGATTTATAATCCAATTTGGTAGAACCACCATTGAGTTCTATAAAATGTTGGCGCAATGCCTCTGTTGCATCGGATTTACTAAATTTATCATGTTGAAATTTATTTTTATAAACATCCTTGGCTAAACGAACTAAAACTTTATTATCTTCCATTTAAGTTATTCCTCCTTTTTATATTAATAAATTAATTATCTAACTTTTACCATTTCAATTACGTTAAGATATTTTGTACCTCTATAAATCTCTCTGGCAATAATTTTGCCACGAAAAACTTCTGTGTTAAGAGAACTCTCTGCTATCTCTGTCCATTTTGTACCAGTAGCACTAGGAGTTACAAACGAACCAACAGCAGGGATATCATCGTCATCATTAATAGGAGTGATACATTCATCCGAAATACTAAAAGTATCACCAACTTCAAGGGGCATTAAAGTAATATTTGCACCAGCAGCATTTCTAAAATTTTCTAATGCTCCAGTGGATTTTAAACTTTCATCATAAATTATTTCAGGGGTAGTTACGAGATAGCAATTTGCAGTAGTTATAGCCCCAGGAGCAACAACCTTCCATAAATCTCTTTGTCCACTAATAAGACTATCCAATTTCACAATATTACCATTTTCAATAGCAGTAGGAGTAGTACCTACATAGTACCTTCCACTCTTAATATTTCCAGCTTTAGTAGCCTTGATTGCGTCTGTTCTTACGATTCCGTATGCCATATTATAAATTCCTCCTTTAAATTTTTAGTTCATTTTTTAAAATTTCCTCAATATTATCAAATTCCCAATAAGGAATACGAAGCAAAATTATATTATGCTTTTTACAATATTCATTTTTTAGTTCATCATGAATTTGTAAAGTTTCAAACTCCTTCTTGGTCATCATACCTTTAACCCATTCATAATGTTGTTTCCCGTCATATTCAATCAACATTCTTAATTGGGTTTTTTCTTTGTCCCAAAATACAGGAACATCAAATTTAAGTAAACCTCCTCCAACGCCCTTTAAATCATCAAAAGTATATTGGGTGTGATGTGGAATATCATATTTTGTAAGTAAAATATCTAATTGTTTCTCTCCTTTAGATTCTACACACTGAGAACAACCTCTATTATTGCAACTTCTACTGAATATTTTTGCTTTCCATTCATACCCACATTCTAAACATTTCCACCAAGCGTACTTATTACAACCATAAGTTATATCATAGGGAGTTAAATCACCATTTTTGGTAGGATGCCACTCTAAGGTTAGGTCTGGTCTTTTAGTAGCGAGACAGTTTGATAATGTTACTTGCGCCCCTACGCAAACCCCACATCCATTACCACTATAAATATCACTCCAATTTGCCCAAAACAATTCTCCACAATCTTGTTTTAAACATCTCCATTGCATTTTGGTTTTGGCATTATTATATTCAGTACTTATTAAT